GTTGCCAGATAGGTGGCACTATGCCGACTATCAGGCCAGACCAGAACTTCAAGAGTTTAAGAAACTCTCTGGGATACTGTGGGCAAAGAGTATGGGTAAAGTAGCAAACGAGCTACTAGACCTTAAACTCTCACCCAAACATGGAAAGGGAGCTGTAGCAACGAAAGTACTTCAAAATCAGAAGTACGATTGGCGCATATGGCACTCCAGACTCGAAGAGTACTTTCCGTCAAGCGATTACTGTTACAATAATAGTAACAGTTTCTTGGCGGAATCTTCGAAGATAACTTTCGTGGATCCGGAGCAAGAGCAACCCGTTAGGGTTGTTATGGTTCCTAAGACGCTCAAGACTCCCCGCGTGATTGCTGTCGAGCCAGCTTGCATGCAATATGCACAGCAAACTCTAATGCAATCTATGGTTCGTGAGATTGGAAACGATCCTTTTAACTAAAGGACACGTGAACTTTCTCGACCAAAAGATTAACGCGGATCTAGCCCTCCTATCTTCAGCTAATCGCGATTTAGCGACGCTGGATCTAAAAGACGCTAGTGATAGAGTCCATTCGGATCTCGTGTGGCACTTACTGTTTTCATCGGGTTTGACTTTCCCGGTGATGGCGTGTAGGTCACGGCGAGCCGAACTTCCTAACGGGGATATACTGCCCCTAGAGAAGTTCGCGTCTATGGGTTCTGCCTTATGTTTTCCGGCTGAAAGTATGGTTTTCTTTACCATACTGTGTATGTCGGAGCTCAAACGGCTAAACTTAGCCATTAGTGCTCGTAACGTGAAAATAGTTTCACGTAACTTGTATGTCTACGGAGACGATTTAATTTGTCCCGTAGACGGTGTCGAACGTGCTGTAGAGCTTCTTGAGTTTTTTGGGCTCAAGGTGAATACTCGCAAAAGCTTCTTTGTAGGAAACTTCAGAGAGTCATGTGGGATGGATGCATATGCGGGTGTAGATATTACACCGATTTATATTCGCAGAATGCTTCCAAACAGCACGCGTGATGTCGAA